AATGAAACAGTTTTTCGGTTCATTCATGGAAAACTTAGCATTGTACGTATATGAGACAGGAGTCGCGATGGGAATCAATGTCCATTCCCCTGAATTCGGGAAAATTTTACAGGACTGCATTGCTCTTGGCGATTGGGAAACCCTTGTTGGGATTGACCTTGATGTTAGGAGGTTTGACGTGTCGACCAAGAAGTACCAGCATTTAGCATACGTAAATTCCATCAATCGATGGTATGAACGTTTTATGTTGAAGTGGGGTCTTGCGACTCGCGTTGACGGTGTAGTCTATGTGAAATACCCGGAGCATCTCGAACACAGCCAATTGAAACATTTGATCAAGGATCTTTGTGGAGATAGGGTGCCAATAGAGGTGCATCATAGGATTAGGATAGCTCTCGTAATGGATTCAAGTTCTCATGTCATCTTATTGCTTTTTGATATCTTGGTGCGTGTAGATAGTATGAACTTCACGGGGACTGCGGATACTTTTGTTCGCAATTCTGTGATCCAGAAAGCCAATGTGGCCACCTGGGTTCTTACTCGCATGTATCGAGTGCAAGATGCAATTGATGCTGGAGACTTGATGGAAGCAGCTCAACTTTTAAAGGAAGACATCTCGATGGTGAAGTTTTTCCTGGAGAAGATGGGCGGATCGTTCAGATTGTCTGTGCGGCAGTTCTTTCAGCTGTGCAGAATTTGGACAGGAGGTGATGATGTTATGGCCATGTTTGCAGCCTGCATGCGCTGGTTGAAGTTCCCGATGTTGATCGAGGAAGGCAAACGTGCTGGCTATGATGTCACCACACCAAATAAGGACGGTACTATGTATAATCAGAAGACTGTCTGGGAATTGATTTTCCTCATGAGAAGTTTTCGTTTGGAAAACGGGATTATTTTCGCTCCTATGGAACTAACTCATGTGTTGGAGATCTTATCCTGGAAGACTAAGGGAATACCAGATGAGAAGGCGTCGCAAGAAATTGTGGATGTCGTCTTTTTGGAATTCATGCACCATGGTCGGGCAGTATTTGAGCAATACAAAGACATTATCAATGGTATCCTCATGGATTATGGGTACCCTCCGAACACCAATTCTTTTGAGCATTATTTGGACCAGTTCCTCCAAGGGACCGGCCTGTGTGTCGAACTGCAACTAACTAGACAACAGGTCGTTCTTCCCCAAGGAAGTGCGCTGGCGCAACATGTACTCATGAATTGGGAGGAAGGCAGTATAGTTGCCGAAAGTGCTGAGTACATACTATACAAGTACCATGCGCAGTCAACAGAAGCAACAACCACTGTCCTGACTCCGGAGGCGGAACCCACCATGGAAGGTGGTGGCACCGTTGAGATGAAGTCCTTACAACCCGCGGATGAAGCACCGGTTCCTTCGCGTAGAATAGTACCTTGGATGATTGGAGATACGCCCAATGCGAATATCACCAACTCAGAAGACCCCATTTTCACAAGAGAGTACCAGATATACCATACAGACTGGTCCGGAGACGATGTAATCGGCTCTGAGAAAGTTCGTTTGGTTTTCCCGTATGACATTATGAACGTAGTGAGTAACATCCAGGAGAAATTGAATCGCAACCATTTGGTGAGAGCAGATATCATTCTGCGTACCCAGATCAATGCGATACCATCATTTTATGGAGCCCTGCAAGGCTCCTCGCTAACACACACAACATCAAATTCAACTGATCAGATCAAGTTGAAGGATCTTCGAATTGCATCTACATGCAATGCGTTCATTCTTGATGCAAATGCAGATAAGCCTGTCTCATTTGCTATTCCTTATATAAGCCCTCATAAGTTTTGGACTGATGATCTTTGGACCACCAAAGATGCTTATTTTGGAATCTATATTTTGAAGGTGTTGGCGCCCCTTAGGGCACAATTACTAGGAGATACACCCAAAGTGCAAATCACTGTCTTTGCTTCATTTAGGAATGTTGAGCTTGAAGCTCCTACCTTAAATTCACACATTACTCCAATTTGGAAGTATGTGCCAAATATGAAGAAAGAACAAGTCAAGAAGAGTACTTCTGGGATTGTTACTCAAGCTTTAGATGCTGTGAGCTCTATTGGAGGCCTTGTTATGAAAGCACCACCGGTTATGCCGGAGGTAAATATCGTTGCAGGTGCAGCCAAAATGGGCGCTAAGCTGCTGAGCGGAGCGACTAAAATGCTAGGATTGAATAACCCTACTAACCTTGAAACTGTCAGGCCAGTGGCACCTACCACTGCGAATGGACTATCTACAGGTGAAGGCTGTCTGACTCAACAAGTTCTCACGTTGAGTCCTACTGCAGCCATTGCCTCTGGACCAGAACAATTTGGACGGACTATGGATGAAATGGACATTAACCACATTAAGCGAAAGCCAGGCTTGGTGGATGTGTTCACAATCTCAACGGAGGCTACAAGCGGTGAGATCATTTGGAGCATCAATGTCTGTCCCTCGACCTGTGCGGTGTATTCACAAGTTACTGCTAATGAGTATCATGTGTACCACACTCCAGTTTCATGGGTTACCGAGAACTTTGATAAGTGGACCGGGGATATGGACTACTTATTTGTCATCTTTGGATCTAAGATGCAACAATGTGTTCTCAGATGGGCTTGGCACCCATCAGCAAGTGAGGTTCCGGCTAGTTATACGGATGGAATGGGAGACTTCCGCCAGAAACAAGTCGAAATTTGTGGAACAACATATGTGCCGGTGCGCATATGTTATAATCAAGGCAAGCCTTACTTGCAAGTGAATGAACCCTGGGACAAAACGTCACCAGGTTTCGCCAATGGGAAGCTTACGGTTTCCATTGTGAATCCTTTGATAACGGCCAGTATAGTTGGAACAACGTCTATTTACTGTGCTGTATACGTAGCTGGGGGCCCTAGCCTCAGTTATTTATTCTTTAAAGAGAAACGAAACCCGTTTGGTAAACACAAGTTTATCGCCACGGATACATTCACTGAAGTCGGGACTTACGTGCCCCAAGGCGAAACGGAAGGCTTCAAAACTTCCGCCTTTTTGGACGAAATCTTCTCACAAGATTTTCCTGAATTGATCCCGACACCGCCTACTCAAATGACCAAACAGATATATCAAGGAGAGGAGTATGCTTCGATACGTACGATGCTTCATCGCTTTCAGCTACTCAAGACCTCTACATTTGTACACAACACTTGGCAGAAGATACACATCGAAGACGAGATGGGTTATACCTATCCGTATGCGACGTTCTTCAACATGTGTCGTTATTACTTTATGTACCGTAAAGGAGGTTTCAACTTGAAAGTCTTTAGGTCAGGAGATACTAATAATGGTCCTGGAACACTGTTGGCTACTTTGATTACCAAGACCGATACTACTCCCTATGCATATGACACTGCTTTTGGCAGAAATGGAACCATAGTGGAAGATTTTGAACTCAAACCAAGTTTAGAGTTTAATTTACCCTATATGGAACAATATCCAATGATTCCTAACCCACCCCGCATTGCGGGAGAAGAGGGCGCGACTTGCGTTACTTTTCTTTGGGCTGGAAGAGGAGGTTCCCCCCCGAAAGATTTAGAAGCCTTTGTGTTTTATGCACCCGCCGACGACTTTTCCATGGCCTGGGCCCATGGAACGCCTATAGTTCTAGTGCAAGGATCTGCACCAGAACGAAACGGCAAATCCTCAGGTGGACGTGAGCAATCGCGCGTCCCATCTGGATCCGATAACAATGTCAGAAAAGACGAGTTTAAACCTGAGCTCGTTCATGTTAATCGTTTCCAAAAGATGTAGGTCCTACGACATCTTTATTTACTTAGCCACGGCCACGTTGCTTGTTTTCATGGTGCCTTACCATTATGAAACCTCGCCGATTAGAGCGTAAGTATTAGC